ACCAGTGCCGCTTGAACAGGCCGCCTTCGCGCGGGACCGGGCGCTGCTGATATTGACCGGCCCAGGAGAAGGCCGAGACGTTTTTCAGCTTGTCGACCGCCTCCCGGGGCATCCTGACCGGGTCCATCAGTTCGCCGTCGTTCTTCCGGGGGTCGACCCAGCCGAGGGGGGTCGGCTCGGCCCGGCCGGGCTCGGCCTCCATAGGGATCATTAGGTGCCAGAACCCGAGGTCGTGGGCGAGCAGGGCGCCGGTCAGGTCCTTCTCGTGCAGGCGCTGCATGACGATGATGATGGCCGACGTCGTCTGGTCGTTCAGGCGGTTCAGGCCGCCCTCCAGGAACAGACGCACGGCCTCGGTCCGCTCGGCCTCGGATTCGGCTCCCTTCAGGCTGTGGGGGTCGTCGATAATCAGGCGGTCGCCCCGCTTGCCGGTGATCGAGGCGAAGGGGACGCCCTCCCGGGTGCCGGTCGCGCTGTTCGCGAACGACGTCTCCCCGGCGCGTTCCATGACGACCTCGGGCCAGAGAGTCCGAAACCATTCCGACCGGATCAGGTCCCGGGTCTTCCGCGTGTCCCGCTTCACGTTCTCCTGTTCGAAGGATGAGGTCAGGAATCGGCTCGACCGCTTTCCGAACGGCCCCCACTCCCAGGCCTGCCACAGCACCGAGACGATCATCGACTTCGACGACCCGGGCGGGACGTTGATGATGCCCCAGGGCGACAGGCGGCCCTCCGATACGGCCTGAAGATGGTCGCACATGGCGTCCAGGTGCCAGGACCACTTCAGGGGGTTGCTCGGCTCCAGGACGTACCAGGCCTCGCGGACGAAGCCCGATAGGGTCTGGCAACGGAACCGGATCGCCTCGGACCGGGCGACGAGGTCAGACTGGTTCTGGATCGTCTCCCGCCGGAGCCTCTCCGCCCGGATCGCGGCCAGCGTCCCCGGTTGAAACAGGTTCGGCGCCGAGGCGGATGCAGAGGCGTTCATAGGCGTCGAGTTCCTCGGTCGAGAGTTTGGTCAGGTCGACGGTCTCGATAGGCCGTCCGTCCTTGCCGGTGTGTTCATGCGCCTGCCGGTCGGATTGGCCCAGCCATTGCTTCCCGAGCCAGATTTGCATGGCGACGTTCTTCTCGGCCATCGCCCACTGACGACGGCGCAGGCTCATCTTCCCCTGACCCTTGCCGTCCTCGTAGGCCTCCCGGGCGGCCGGGTTGTCCTTGAAAAACTTCGTCAGGGTCGGCTGGCTCACGCGGAACACCGCCTGGACCTCCCGCTCGCTCGCCTGGATCGAGCCGAGGCCCGCAAGCTGCGCCAAAGTCTTTTCGTCAGCCTTCAGGAGAGGTGGCCGACCACCGGCCCCTTTTATAGGGGAGGGGCTCAAAGGTTCAGGCTCGTCGGTCATATCGGCTCCAGCCCGCCCTTCGGCGGTAATGTTACCAGCCTCATACCATATTCGTTATTCTGTAGGGGTATTTTGGCGTCGGGCTTCAGGATCAGCTTCTGGCGCTTGAAGCCGGAGTAATCGACGTGGTGGTGAACCCGTCCCCAGCGCATGGCGACAGTGGCGACGTCAGGGTGGACGCGGGCATAGTTCCGGGCGGGGCCGGAGCCGGTCGACTTCGTCAGGCCCAGGTCGTCGCAGAGTTCGTACGAGGCCTTCAGGCCCATATCCATTTCGATCACGTCCGCCAGGAGGCCCATCGACGCAACGGCCGCGCTATAGTCCGATGCCTGCTCTGGCTCGACCACGACAAAGTGCCGGACGCCCATGCGGGTCAGGACCTTCGAGGTTATCATATAGGCCGAGCGGCCCTTGCTGACGATGTAGAGGGGAAACCGGGGCTGCATCAGACCCTCCTGTTGATTGTGCGGGCGCCGGGGAGGGTCTTCACGGCCATGCCGTATTCGTTGACGCCAGGGGTGATCTGGACATCCGGCTTCAGGATCAGCTTGTTCGCCTTGAAGGGCCGGAAGTCGACAACGTGATGGGCGCGGTTGAACCGATAGGCCAGCTTGGCGACGTCCGGGTGCAGGCGGACGATCATGGCCGACTTGGATTCCGTCCCCTCGCCATAGAGTTCCTCGGTGTTCCCGCCCTTGGTGTGCTGGGTCCTGATCTTGTCCTGAAGAAAGGCGTTGAACTGGATCGTACACCACCCGGCCTTCAGCATCCGCAGGGACAGGTCCAGGTCTTCGTTATAGCGCCCCCGCCAGCGGAACGGGGCGTCGGTGCGGATCAGGTTGCAGGAGAACAGCCGGGTGTTGGCGTTGAAGGGCGGGAGTCTCCCGGACTTGCGGGGGGCGAACATTTCATACTGAGGCCCGGCCATCGAGACGTTATGATAGCGCAGGACGAAGTCCTCCATGACGCGCAGGGGCGTCCCGTCTCCGCAGGCGATCTTGGTGTTCCGGTTCAGCCGATAGAAGTTGTTTATGTTGTCGTCGATGACCCAATGGAAGGCGGCGCCGGAGGCCTCGGCGTGAGCCCACGCGAAGTTGCGGGCCGGACCTGAGCCCCGGCTCTTAGTGCCGCCAAGGTCGTCACACGTCTCGTAATCCCGCTGGAAAGCCGGGTCCAGAACGAGGAGCCGAGAGCGATCGACGTGGGCCGCATACGCCTCCAGTTCCTGGGCCTCGACCACCGCGAAGAATGGGACCCCGAGCCGCTCCAGCAGCCGGATAGTCACTCGGCCCTCGTGGCGGCCCTTGGTGGGGATATAGATGGGAAACTGAGGCTGAGGCACGGCGGCTATCCGGCCAGGTCTTCCGGCTCGTCCGGCTCGCCCTCCGAGACATACCGCTTGTCGGCATAGGTCTCGATCTCGATTTCCGGGAACCACATGAACTTCGTCTTGTCGGTGAAGGTCCGGCCGGTCAGCTTGGCGAAGGCGTCGACCGAAGCCTGATCCTTCATGTGGACGACGATTGACCTAAAGGGTGTCTTGTCCTCGTTTTCGAAGGAGGGCATCCCCTGCCAATGTTCGGCCGGGTCGTTCTCCCCTTCCTGCCGCTCAAGCAGGAAGTTCTGGAGTTTATCACCGAAGCCCAGCACGTCCAGGTCCAGTTCGCTGCCGAGGTCGAGCAGTTCGACCCGCAGGAGGTCCAGGTCCCAGCCGCTGTTCTCCGCCAGCCGGTTATCCGCGATGACGTAAGCACGCCGCTGGGCCTCGGACAGGTGGGCTAGAACGATCACAGGGACTTCGGGGAGCCCAAGGGCCTGCGCGGCGAGGACGCGGCCGTGGCCCGCGATAATACCGCCCCCGGCGTCGATCAGGACGGGGTTCGTGAAGCCGAACTCGGTGATACTGGCCGCGATCTGCTGGACCTGGGCCTCGCTGTGGGTCCGGCTGTTTCGGGCATAGGGGACGAGGGAGGCGACGGCCCGGGGTTCAATCTGCATCTGGGTTCTCTGCGTGTGGCGGAGAACCCAGATAGCAGGAGCCGGGCCGGGCGTCACGCCGGGGCGACGACTGCTCGGGCTAGTCGGGTCACGCCCCGGCCTCCCCGTTCCGGGCGTCGATGACGTCCGCCGCCTGTAACAAGGCAGCCGCAAGGCTGCGGGCCTGTTCGGTCGTCAGGTAGGAGCCCTGGGGGTTCGACGTGCCGACATACATGAACCAGCCCGGCTCGCGCATCGACGTCTCGACCTCGAACAGGTCACCCTCGAAGTCGGTCGAGGCGAAAATCATTTCCCGCTGTTCGTGAGTAGGGTTTAGCGAGAGCGGCATCAGTCGACCTCTGCCGCCAAGGCCTCGACGACCATCCCGGGCGGTCTCAACGTCCGGCAGGAGATACCCAGCGTGGTTCCAGATTACGGTGTTGAGGATCGCCGGGATGATGCCGAAATCATAGGCATGGCCGAACCGGGTCTCCTCGGGGATCAGTTCGAAGACGGCGAGGGCATAGGGCGCCAACGCGATGGCGTGGTGGCGCATCGTCAGCGACCCCGCGTCCTCGAAAGCCGGGGACGTCGAATCCATCCGGGCGTCGATCATCGCCTCGTAAAGGCAAAGGGCCGCCTCGACCTGGAGGGTCGTGTAGGCGGATTCCGGGGCGCGGGCGGGAGGAACCCGGCGGACGAGGAAGCGGTCGCGGCCGTCCGGCTGGGCGACGCACTGGCCGTTGCGGCCTGCTTCGATAGTGGTGCCGGTGGCGTCAGCCTCGGCCTCGGCGCGGCTGCGGGGCTCGCCGATGGTGACGCCGAGGACGGCGTCGTGAACGGTCCAGAGGGGTTCGGTCATGGCTCAGGCTTTCTCGCCGGGGTGGGGCCACGTCAGGGCGCTGGTCGACAGGGCCGGACCCATGCGGAGGAGCATGTCGATGGCCCGGGCGGCGGGCGGCGTAGGGCCGTCTGCGGCGTATTTCTGGGCCGTCCTGCGGGAGACCCCGAGCCAGCGCCCGGCGGCCTCCTGGGTCAGGTTCAGGGTCGCAAGGGCGGCGCGATAGGCGGCAGCGTTCATGTGGAGGTCTCCTGTTGAGATTGGCACCAGATGATGGTCTGAAGCAGGCCGTCCTGGAGGTTGGTGGTGGGCTTCCAGCCGAGCAGGGCTGCGGCCTTGCTGACGTCCGGGCAACGGCGCCGGGGGTCGTCCTGCGGGAGCCGCTGGTTGACGATCATCGAGGGTGATCCGGTCATCATGATGATCTGGACCGCCAGCTGCATTACCGAGAGCTCCGCCGGGTTGCCGATATTCACCGGCCCGGGCTGAGGGCCGTTGTGCTCCATCAGAGCCACGAGGCCCTCGATAGTGTCCTGAACGTAGCAGAGCGAGCGGGTCTGGTCACCGGGTCCGAACACCGTCAGTTCTTCGCCCCTCAGGGCTTGGTCGATGAAGCTGGAGACCACGCGGCCATCGTCCGGGCGCATCCGGGGGCCGTAGGTGTTGAATATGCGGGCGATCCGGACCTCGCACCGCTGGTGACGGTCAAAGTCCAAGCAGAGCGACTCGGCGGCCCGCTTGCCCTCGTCGTAGCAGGCCCGGGGTCCGGTGACGTTCACGGCCCCGAGGTAACTCTCCCGCTGCGGATGCTCCTCGGGGTCTCCATAGACCTCGGAGGTCGAAGCCTGGAGGTATCGGGCGCCGTGCTGGGCCGCCAAGGCCAGGAGCTGCTGGGCCCCGACCACACACGTCAGCATCGTGTGCTCGGGGTTCCGCTGATAGACCGGCG